CGAACAATAGTTCTCTCACGCTGTCAAGGCGATGAAGTAGCACAGCATCGCCAGAACAAATAACAAAAGAACAAGCATAATCCAATGTATTCGGTTATCAGGATCAAACAGGTCGCCCACGGAATCTCAATGACCCGGAGTGCAGCGATACAGCAATTCCGCTGTCTTTGTCTGCTGCTCGGTCAGTTGCGCGATCAGCTTGGAGTCGGTGTTGCGAATCTCAAGGAACATCTCATTGCTGGCGCTGCGCGCCTGATTGATTCCGTAGTACACGATAACGATGAAGACCAAATTGAACACGACCATAGCCAGCGTCATCGGCGACTGCTTGAGCGCGTCGATCAGTCCGGTGGCAACCTTGGCGCCTTCCTCGGGTAGACCTGGGTTCATTGCGGCAGCGTCTTCTTGGCTATGGCGTCGCACGTCTCCGTCACGCCGACGAACTTCCCATCAACGGTATAGACGATGCAATGAACATTCGCGTGTAGATGCTGCTCCGAAGGTCGCGGCACACGCAGCGTAACGATCTCGTCGGCGTTGAGTTCAAGCAGATGCCCGTCCGGCGCAGTCAGCTCGATCAACGTCAGAGCCAACAAAAATTTCAGCATTCATTCCCTCAACGTCTGCGGCGAGCATCGATCACCAAGTCCATGTTGCCACCGGCTCCGTTGGCAACCTGAAACACTTCAACGAAGAATGACAGCAGCGTCGTCACCGAGAACGATCCACGCGCGCTCTGCCCGATGATCGCCACGCCCTCCACCGCCATGGTGCCGAAGTTGCCATCGCCGCCGATCATGATGTTCGACATGCCTATCGGTTTCGGATTGAGATAGAACAGAGCGCTGCCGATGGTGGTGGAAAACGTCGCCGAGATGGTGAAGTCCCAATCACCGGGCGGCATGTTGATCAGCGGAATTTGCCCGGTGGTAACCAATCCGCCGGCTCCACCAGCGCCGTAAGCAAACTCAACATCCGCTGTCAGGAACTCACCGACCTCGCCGGGAGCGGCGTCGGAACCATCAACAACACCAATGATCGGCCCGATGGTCGAGGTCGAAGACGACGGCGCCGGCTGGTCCTCTGGATGCTTTGGCTTGGCCTTTTTCATCGTTAACCCCTACTGCTTGACGCCAGTTTCCCCTTGATAATCGGGCACTTCTCCACTGTTTGACTGTTTGATCAGAGCAATCTGTTTTTGTAGTTGCTCGCTCATACTCAGCAACAATGGATTGACGTCGCGCCACGGACCGAGCGACAGGAACGAAACCACCCGCTGCCATTCATCATGCGTGAGCTGCACCGTGTAAAGCTGAGTCGTCATCGTCTATCTCCAGGCCACGTAACCAGCGGGCGGCGGATGGCTAAACGGACCAGCGGTGTTGATGGTCACCTGATCGGCTGATGCCCTCGAAGCGCTGACGAATCCGCTGAATGCCGGGAACAGCGCAGTGCCGGCAATTATTTCAAGCATAGCGAAGTTGGCGCCGAGGCCGACCAAGTCGCCATTGATATAAAAACCCACGGCCGGCTCGGCCGTGGAGGTGCCGGTTTGATCGAGCGCCACACCGATGACGTTGCCGGCAACGACTTGCACCGAACCGGACCACGGTTGCTGATCCGCATACCAGACGTCGCTTTGTAAAGCGCCGTTGTTGAAGCCCAGGCCGATGGAGTCGCCGCCGCCATCATTGCCAAGCTGAAGCTGTCCAGCAAGGTTGAAGTTGCCATCGCACACCCCAACCGCCGCCACCAAGCCGAACGTCGCGTTGACCGTGATCTCGAAGTAAGTCTTGCCGGCAGTTTGCGACTTGACCCCGCGCACGCAGCCGATGTTGGCACTGGTCGCCGTCGCCGTCCGACTGCCGTTGCTCAACGCGATCAGGGAAAGATGCGCCGGGTCCCAGCCCGAGCCAAAGCCGACCGCATCCAGAACCGGAAGATTGCCGGGCAGAATGCACGTCATGCGCAATCCCCGGCCAGGACAAAAGCGGCATTGCTGCCGGTGGTCGACATGACCGTCAGCGCACAAGTCGCGTACTGCCCGGCACTGTGGGTAAGTCCCTGCCGGTTGTGCACGCTGGCGGAACCCGAGGCGACAAACGAAATCTGCCCGGCGCCGGCCTGGATGATGGTGCAGTAGAAAGTTTTCGGCAGGGTCCCCGGCAAGGTCACGGTGACCGGCGAGGCGGCGGTGCAGTTCTTAATGCAGCCCGAGTCGCTCGCGGCGAGCGTGATCGAGTTGGCGAAATCGGCCGAGCTGGCCGGCACGTTGGCCGAGGGAACCGAACTCGGCACGCTGGCCTGCACGAAGGCGGTGGTGGCGAGCTGCGTGGTCGAGGTGCCAGGGACCGCAGTCGGGGCGCTCGGCGTTCCGGTGAAGGCCGGCGAGGCAATCAGCGCACCACCAGCTCCGGTAATGTCCGGCCCGGTCAAGGTCACCGCCCCGGTGCGGCTGTTGAAGCTGGTCACCGAGCCCAGAACCGCGAGCGCAACAAAGGCCGTGGTGGCGAGCTGCGCCGTTGAGGTACCCGCTGCGGCGGTCGGCGCAGTCGGGGTGCCGGTGAAGGCCGGTGAGGCCAGCGCCGCCCCGCCGGCATTGGTGACGTCGGTCACCACCAGGGTCACCGCACCATTGCGGCCGTTGAAGCTGGCGACGCCGCCGGCAGCGCCAATGGCGGCAGTGACGAAGGCGGTGGTGGCGATGCTGGTGTCGCTGTCGCCCGGCGCTGGAGTCGGGGCGGTCGGAGTGCCGGTGAAGGCCGGTGACGCGAGCGGCGCACCACCGGCGGCCGTGATGTCCGCCGCAGTCAGAGTGATCGCGCCGGTGCGGCCGTTGAACTGCGACACCCCGGTGGTCGAGGCCACCACGGCAGCGGTGACGAAGGCCGTGGTCGCCAATTCGGTCGTGTTGGTGCCGGCCGTGGCCGTGGGGCCGCGCGGCACCCCGGTGAACACCGGGCTGAGCAGCGGCGCATAGCCGGTCAGACCGGCCTGGGTAGCCCCGCCCGCTGCCGTGATGTCGGCCGTGGTCAGGACGATGGCGCCGGTGCGGGTGTTGAAGCTGGTTACCGCCGACTGCCCGGCCGCCGCGATTGCGCTCTGCACCCACGCGGTATTGGGAATCTGCTGATCGGATTGAGTCGGCGACGCGGGCGTGGGCGTGGTTGGGGTGCCAAAAAAGGTCGGCGATCCGAGCGTCGCCCCACCGGCGCCCATGATGTCGTTGAGTTGTAAGGTGATCGCGCCGGTGCGGGTGTTGAAGCTGGTGACCGAATTGGCGATCACCCATTGCTGCGTCGCCGCCGGCTGATTGGCAATCATCATCCCGTTGGCCGAGATCGTGCCACCGACAGTAAGGTTGCCGAGCGGGGTGACGTTGAAGACCGGGAGGCCGCCGAAGAAAATGGTGAAGTTGCTGCTGGTGAGATTGATCGAGCCGATTGGCGGGTTGCCCCACTGGATCGGACCAGTCATGACCAGCCCGGGGAAAGAGCCGTCGCCGCCGAGAGTAAACACCGGTTGCCACGCCGAGGTGTCGATAGCGTCGTCGCGCTCACCCGCTTGCAGCGTTGACCACACCAGATTGGCGCCGTCGAAATTCCAGTTGCCGGCGCCGCCATTCTGCAAATAGCGCTGCACCCCGTCTTCATCGACATACCAGTTGAAGCCCTGGCGCTGGCCGATTGGGGTGATCAGGTAGGACGAAGCAATGCCTTTGTTGAACGGCGGCGGTAGAATGCCGACATTGAGCCGCTGATAGACCTGCGCCAGCAAGCCGTCCTGCGTGACGTTGGCATAGGGACCGCCGACGCCACCTTGCTGCACCAACAATAAGTCATAGGCGCCGATGTATTGCAGCGTCGGATAGTTGCCAACCTGCCTGACATTGATGACGAAGTCGTCCATGGCCTACCCTCAACTTGTTGGCGCGCACAGCATCAGCGCGGTGCGCGGCCAGATGCCGCCATCAGTATCGGTCGCCGTCCACAGCACCTGATAGTCCTTGCCCTCGGAGCCGCCGCCGACCGGACAGTACAGCACTCGCCCGAGCACCGTGACGTTACCAACAACAAAATCAGCGTCGGCCGGAATCGGCACCGCCAAGTTGTTGAAGAAGTGCAAGGTGCCGGAGGCAATGCCGACGCCGGGCGGAATCACGTAGCTGAAATCCATGCCGAGCAAACACGCCTCGCCGGGTGCGAAGTTGGGCGTGTAGCGGCGGTTGATCGACATGGCGATCCCCTAGCCACCGAGCCGGCGGGTGTCCTCGACCCAACGCGCCGTGAGCAACCGGTGAATGAAAAACGCATTGGTGGTGCCGACGAAATTGCCATCAGGATCAATGACATAGGAGCCCGGACCGGGTCCGGTCAGCAGCACCGGCCCCTCGATCAGCACCGGTCCGCTGCCGTTGGTCGGCATCGCCGTGATGACCCGCATGCGCCCGAACATCCGATCCCTCCTAGCGCACGATCAAGCACGTCACCGTCGCGGTCGAAGCTGCATTCGATGAATGCACGTTGAAGCCAGTCGGCGAAATCGTATCAACATAAAATGTCTCGCCGGCATTGCCGGTCACCAACACCATGTAGTTGGCGTCCGGTTCGTTGGCGCCAATCACCGCCGTGGCACCACCGCCGCTCGACGGCGCATAAACCCCGGTCTGCGGAGCTGCGCCCTGGATCAATATCTTGCTGGCGTTGACATAGCCGATGCAGTAGCCGAACCAATCGGTCCAACCATTGCCGCCCTTGCCGGCAACGTGAATCGGCTTGCCGTTGTCGGACGGGAAAAACAACGACGCGCTGTTGAAGTGAAACGCCAACCCGCCGCCGGTATCAACCGCAACGCTGCGCTTGAAGCTGAGGTTGAGCGTGCCGGCGCCGGCAAACTTGCCCATGATGCGCAAATTCTGCCCCGGGGTCGGCACCCCGGTCGAGGACCAGAATTGAATGCTGTCACCGCTGCCGGTGCTGACCGGATTGCTCAGGGTCACCGAGGTGCTGGTCAAGGATATGACAATGGTCGGATTCTCGTTGCCCGGCGCGATAAACCCACTGCCGCCGGTCGCGTCCGACACCGAATAGCCGACCTGAACCCCGGCCGGCACCGCCGCAAAATTCAGCACCGGGCTCGATGTCGTCGCCGCGCTGGTCGGCGCGGTGATCAGCAGCGGAACCTCGGCCCCGCCAACAACACCTTCAGCCAATTGCCGCACCAAGTTGAGCGCCGAGTAATCCGAGCCGAACGGCGATCCAACATTGGCATCAGGCGGAACATACTTGATTTGCTGATTGACCGGATTGTACTGCGTCACCAGCCACGGCTGATTGTCGAGGTTGATGCCGTTGACGCTGCCCTCGAAATCGGGAATTGGCAGTCCCGGAAAACTGGAACCGTCGAAGTTGCTTTTCAGCACAATGCTGGCCGGACTGTTGTTGGAAAACGCCTGAATGTTGAACGGAAGTCCGGTTGCCGGATCAGGCAAAATAAAGTTGTTGATCATGACCAAGCTGGTTAACCCACTGGAAAATATGGTGTTTTGCTCGGCAACGATGCCGCAGTCGCTGGCGTGAAGGCGGGAGAATTTGCCGGTGAATATTTGTTTGCAATTCAAAACATTGCAGGAGCGGGCAGAGAGCGCGCCGCCACTACCGTTGACAAACACGGCGCCGTCCTCGGAGCGGAAGCCGACGATGTCACAGATGCCGTTCTGTTCAACAACAAAATCCGCGACCGTACTCAACGACGACGAACCACCATAAACATGCCAGCCTTCAGCGGCGCCGCTGTCGAGTCCAACCTTGTTGTTGCTCATCGACAACATGTAGAAACAATGATCGAGAGTATCGAAATCGATGCAGGTCCATCCGGTGTTGTTGTTGTAAAGCCCGAGCGAATACCAGGAAATCTCCGAAGACGCACCAAAGTTGCCGTCAATGATGGCGGTATCAAACCCGCTGATCAGGCAATCACTGAAGCGGCCCTGAAGCGTCTGGGTGCCGGACGCGCCGCTGCCGGAACCGCCAAGCAGCATGCCCTTGCTGGTGCCGGGCGCGCCATTGTTGCTGACGCTCAAGCCGGTGACGCTGAAATACTTGTTGCGGCCAAACTGCAAGGCCGCCCGACCATCGGTCGGGCCAGCGTAGCGAATGCCGCTGCTGTTGGCGCCGAACGGACACTCGATGCTGATAAAGCTGGACGGCGCGGTGGCGCCGCTGACCACGTCGCCAACAACAATCGTGTCGGTGGTGCGACAAAATCCGACGTCCCAAACGACAGTGCCGCCCTTGCCCTTGAGCGAAGCAAACGCGGCATTGAGCGCAGCGGTGTCGTCAGTGACGCTGTCGCCGACAACACCAAACGAACTCAGCGGGAAGTAACCGGCGATGCTGCCGCCGCCACCACCCGATCCGGGCGGCCCCTGCGGTCCCGGCGGACCCTGAGGTCCTGGTGGTCCTTGCGGTCCGGCCGGCCCGGGAGGTCCGGGCGTGCCCGAGCCGCCGCCGCTCAACGCCTGCACCGAGCCGACCGACATGCCGACATAGCTGCCGCTGGGCTGTAATTGCTGCAACGCCGCAGCGGTCGGATTGGCACTGCGGGTGAGCGCGCCGCGCGGGGTGGCGCTGTCAACGATCAGCGCCGGATCAACCAATCGGGTCGCCATCTGATCGACCGTCAGAGTCGGACGCGAGCTGATGCTGGACGGAGGCAGCGGCATGGCGCGAGCTTAACAGATTTTTTTGCAGCGCCGGTAGCCCACCCCTTTCGCCGACGCAGAGCGGGGACTAGGCTCGCGAAATGGAAAAGGGTCCGGCGCCGACCGGACCCTTTGATAGCCTACCACAGCCATCAAACCAAACACGGGGAAGCCTGAGCCGAATCCCAATGTCTGACCATCAAAACACCAGGAGGTACCCCAATGTCTGACCCCGCAAAAATAGATACGATCCCCCTGTCTGACAAGCGATTTTTGCCGTGGGGAGCCTGATCTATGGCTCCAGATATAGCGCGGCTGCTCACCGACAACGGCATTTTCCCGCCGCACTACGAACCCAACCGCTACTACCTGACTTGTCCGCACTGCTCGGCAACACGCCAACTTCCGCATCAGAAACTCAAATGCCTGAGCCTGATGATCGAGGCCGACAAGGCATATTGGAAATGCCACAACTGCAATTGGATCGGTCCAGAAGCGAGCGGCAAAAATTCATTCGATGACCGCATCCGCTACGAATACCCGGGCGGCAATTTCAAAATCCGCAACCCGAAGGGCCGCACTCCACCCTACGTCTGGGAACACGAGAACGATCACGGCCAGATTGTCAGCGGCGCCAACAACCTCGGCGCGGCGCTGTACCGGCTTGAGGAGGCCATCGCCCGAGGCGGACTGATCGCCGTGGTCGAAGGCGAAAAGGATGCCGACAATCTGTGGCGGCATGGGTTCCCGGCGATCACCTCGCCGCACGGCGCGGCCAAGCCGGGACAACGGCCGAAGTGGACAACCGAGCATTCGCGGCAGCTCGCCGGCCTGGAAATCGTGGTGCTCAACGACAACGATCCGGCCGGCTACGAACACGCCAAGGCGGTAGTCGATTGCTCACACGGCATCGCCAAGTCGATCCGACGACTCGATCTCAAGGACCATTGGTCAGACATTCCCGTCAACGGCGATATCTCGGATTTCCTCGAATCCCTGCACTCGACCGACTACCCCGGCGACGAATGGGTGCGCGACCTGTTGGAAGACGCGCCACTGATCAACGGCAAAGGAAGTCTCGGACCTTTGCCGGCACCCCCGCAACCGTCAATCTGGATCAGCGGAGACGTTCTCACCAGCACCCAGGCGCCAAAGCAGGAGTGGTCGGTACGCGACCTGATCCCGGCCAAGCAAGTGTGCCTGCTGTCGGGTCATGGCGCGGTCGGCAAGTCGTCAACCGCGCTGCACCTCGTCGCCGCGCACGTGCTGCGCCGCGCATGGCTGAACTTCGATCCGACACCCGGACCAGCTTTTTTCATCGACGCGGAGGACGACCTCGACGTGATCCACCGCCGGCTCGACGCGATCCTCGCCCACTACGAGGACGGCGCCGCCGACCTCGCCGAGCTGCACATTCTCTCACTGGCCGGCAAAGGCGCGGTGATGGCCACCGCCGACCGCAACGGCGTGGTTCAGCCAACCGCGCTGTATCACGACATTTACCAACGCGCCGGTGATCTCAAACCGCAGCAAATCGTCATCGCCTCAAGCGCCAACGTATTCGCCGGGTCGGAAGTGGACCGCTCACAAGTCACCCAATTCATCGATCTACTGACCAGGATCGCCATCCTCACCGGCGGATCAGTGATCCTGATCAGCCACCCCTCGCTCACCGGGCTGAATACCAACAGCGGCATTTCCGGCTCGACCTCCTGGCACAATGCCGTACGCGCCCGGTTCTACATGAAGTTCGTCAGCAACGGCGGCGACCAGCAGGACGACAGCGATCTGCGGGTGCTCGAATTCCAGAAGAACCAGTACGGACCACCGGCCCAATCGCTCACGCTGCGGTTCAAGCACGGGCTGTTCCTGGTCGAAACCGATGGCCTCTCCAACCTCGACAAGCTGGCGCGCGAAGCCAAAGGCGAAACCAAGTTCCGCGACCTGTTGCGACGAATGCTCGAAGGCAACCGCCCGGTCAGTGCCAAACCCACCGCCCGCAACTACGCCCCCACCGCCTTTTCACGGGAACCGGATACCGAAGGTCTAGAGCGCCGCGACTTCGAGTATGCCATGCGACGGCTGTTCGCCGCTAAAGTCATAGCGGTAAAACAGTATGGGAAACCCTCACTTGGATGGGAGCGAATCGAGTTCGTTTAACCGTCACCACATGCGTCACCACATGGTGACCACATGGTGACCACACCCCATGGGGGACCAGTGACACCACATCCCCCCCTTTAGGGGGGGTGGTGTCACCCCCGCGACACCACATCGTCACCACACCTCCCGCGTTTTTAAGAGGATGCCAATGCCCAACTGGAAAACCGCAGCCAAACGCAGATGGCCAAAAGCCTGCTGGATCGCAGGGAGCGGTCGATATGCGTCGCTGGCGCATTGCCGCGAGCTGACAATCGAGCTGTTCAACAGCGCCCCCGAGGCGGCCAAGGCCAAAGCCCAAATCGACGCTACCGGATGCGGTGGCCGCTGCTACCGCCAGCACGAGATCATCGATTTGCAGAGCTGACCGATGACCATCCCGCTCGACTTCCCCGAATGGCTCAAAACCCACCCCGCCCCCGACATGCAGGAGCTGGTCGCCCTGCGCGGCGGCTACAGCAACATCAGCCCCCAGGATTGGATCGATTGGGACGCCGCCTGCGCCGCCTGGGAATCCGCCCGCCGCGACCGGCTGCTCGGCTCACACACCTGGGCGGTAGCCGAAATCAAACGCCGCAAACGCAAATCGACTGGAAAAAATTAACAAGGAATTTTTTCCAATTTTTGCAATTTTTTCTTGGGGAAATTTCGCGCATGGGGCTGAGCCCGAGTGCGGATCAAAAGGCCAAGAGACGTTCTCTGGGGCCTCCATAACCTCCCGGCCCAAACCTAGGTTATGGGTTATGGGGGTGGGTTATGGGGAGGGAAGACGTTACTTCCAGTCGTGAATAAAAGGGTCGGGGTGGAGGGCACCCGGGGAGATGTTTGCAGACACTTACCCGGCTCTCCACCCCCAGGCCACGGCGGGTGGCCATAAGTTGTTCCGCTTGACGAAGGTACACCAAGCCTATTTACTAGACAGTCCGATGGAGGTCAAGATGGTCAGTCAGAACGCCCGCTTTGCGGCAATCGTCGCCTTCGGCAAAAAGGCCGGTGAGCGGCTCGATCAGGACATGTGTCCGCGCTGCGGCAAGCGGGCAGAGAATTTTCGCGACAAAGTCTCTCAGCATGAATGGGTGATCAGTGGGCTGTGCCAGCCATGTCAGGACGCAATATTTGTTGAGGACTAGATGGACGCGCGGCGAGAGGAGACGCTGGCGGAGGCAAAGCAGAGGCTGCGCGAGCACCTCGATGAAGGCATGCGCTGTCCGCTCTGTCGTCAATTCGCCAAGAGGTACAAACGCAAATTCAATTCCGGCATGGCCCGGGCGCTGATCACGATCTACAAGCGCGGCGGCCGTTCCAGCCTTGATTGGGTGTACATCCCCAGCTTGCCGGCAAAGTCGCGCGAGGAAGGCAAGATCGCCTATTGGGGTTTGCTGAAGGAGGCGGACGAGACGCGACCAGATGGCGGTCGCGCGGGCTGGTGGCGGGTCACGCGATTGGGTGAACATTTCATCATCAGCGGAATGCGAATCCCGAAGCATGTATTCGTCTACGATGCGGTATGTCTCGGGTTTGACAAGACCGAGATGGTTTCGATCCAGGACTGCCTGGGCGATAAATTTGACTTGTCTGAGTTGAAATAAAAATTCCCAAAAAATTTAAAAAGAACAAAACGAGATTGGTTGACTTGTCAACTACTGACTTGTCAACGAAATGAAAGCCGCCGCCGGGTTTGAACGGGTGAACTGGGTCCCGGCGGCGACTATCAGGACCGACTGTCCTGATCAGGCAACGACTTCGTCATCTTCGATAAATCGCCAATCAACCGTGCCCTTGCCACTGAGGCCGATTGCCTTAGCCGCTCCAGGTGTGAGGTCGATGCCGGCTCCGTTGGTCTTGCGTCCCTTCTTGTCGGTGCCGGTTTCGGCCTGTGGGCGCGCACCTGTTTGCCAATATGGATCATCGATGTTCCAGGGTCCTATGTCGCGGATTTCGCAAATCGCATCCTTGTCGTTGGCGGTATTGTGGACCAGCACCTTCGGGCGCGGGTCCTTGAAGCGATAGGGCAACGCGCAACTGATTTCGGCGTCGGTGATCTTGTCGTAGGGCGGATAGGCTGAATTGTTCGGATCGGCATTGCCGCCAAATACGGTGCAGATGATACCCGATTGATTGGGCGGGAATACCGCCGTCGCGGGTGTCTCCGGCCCCGGCGCACTGACCATAAAATCTTCACCATTGATCGAAACGATGACTGGCCCGGTCGTTGTGATGGCGATATCGACCCGCGCCGTTTCTTCATCGGGCGGTGGAGTTACCACCGGTGGGGGTTCGGTTGGCGGGGTTTCGGGCGACGGCGGTTGTCCCGGAGTCCCGCCAATCGACACCTTGCCGACCACCTCGGCGATGCGTTTGCAGATCGCCTCGAAATTTTTCCGGTACAGATTGCTGTCGGCTTCGCTGTCAACAAAACACACCTCAAGCAGGATCGCTGGTTTGTTGGTGTTGTTGAGGAATGATAGATCGGTGCGCTTCTTGGCGCCTCGGTTGATGAAGCTGCCGGCCTGGGCAATCGCCAGCGAGGTGTCGGCGGCAAGTTTCTGCTGCGTCACATACAGCACTTCGACGCCCATTGCCTTGGTGGTTTTCTGATAGGCGTTGAAGTGACAGCTCACGTCGTAGTCGCGCGACCGCGAATTGTGATAGCCGACGATGGCGCCGAGATTCTGACTTTGCGATGTGCTGGTGTTGTCGTGGTACACATCGACGCCGACACCGGCGCCGCGCCACAGTTCGGCGATTCGGTCAACGACGCGACGGGCTTCATCGACTTCGTCCAGATATGGCGGCCGTGGTGAAGCCGAGGCGCCTCGGATATATTTGCCGTGGCCGCTACTGATGACGATTTTCATGAGGCCTCCAGTTAGCGTTGGGGCGGCAGCTTGCCGCGAATGTGCTCCCAATCGAAGCCGGTATGCTTGGCTAGTTCCTTGGCCAGCTTGTCATCCGGCCGGTACTCCCCGGCCAGCCAACCGTAATAGGCTTGCCGAGTGATTCCGAGCCGGCGGACCTTGTAGGTGACGGTTTCCTCCGGCCACAGCTTTTCCAGCACCGCCGTCATCGGTAGACGCAAGCGGGCTTCCATCTTCAGGGCGTAGGCGGTGGTGGTGGTGTCAGGGTCCAGCTCGACTATTTTCTCCACCAGCGCCAACGCCTTTTTCTGTCGGTCGGTCAGGGTGTCCATGAGTACTTCCACTTGACACTTATCCGTAAAGGTATATCAGTGTACACGGCTCCACACAACCAAGGAAACACGCAATGAACGAAATCGAAAAGGTACTCTCGCAAGACGCACCTCTCCCCGCCGTCACCGAGGCCGCTGCCATCGCCAATGCCGCCAACGAAGATGCCGGCTTCGAGAAGCTGCTGAAATTCAAAAAGGGCGTCTACACTTCGGACGCTAATGTCGTGGAATGGGGCACCGAGTTCGTGGCCCATTGCGTCGGGTGGACGAAATGCTGGATCAAGTTTGTTGATCAGCAAGTTGCTGACCGCAAGATGTTTCGCGTCGCGGAAGGCAAACGTCCACCCGAGCGCGAGGAGTTGGATGACTTGCAATTGATCGGTGTCAAAGACCCGAAGACTGGCATGTCGGTTGATCCGTGGGTGTATCAGTATCTGTTACCGATGGAGGACAAGGCTGGCGAGTTGGTGGTGTTCGTGACCAGTTCGACCGGCGGCAAGCGAGCGGTCGCGGATTTGTGCAAGTCTTACTCCCGGCGCGCGCAGCGTTCCGGGAAAAGCGAGCAGCCGGTGATCAAGCTGTCGGGGACGGTGATGCCAACACGCAATTTTGGCGACATACCGCGCCCGCTGTTCGAGATCGTCGGTTGGGACTCGAACCGTGAGGGTATTCGGGAAGTCAAGGCGCCGGACACGCTCAGGCAGGAAATGGATGATGAAATTCCGTTCTGACGTGATTTGTATGCAGGAGATGGTGCAAGCCAACTTGAGGACGTTGATGGGCGACCGATTGCTTCAGCATCAAAAAGCTATAAGCAATGGGTCGCTACATTTTTGGAGTTACAGCAAATACAAAAAGAGGAACAGAAATGAAAACGGCTCTATTCGCAATCTTGCTGGTTACGCTCAACGTGACTGCTGTCTGGGCGCAGACCACAACGCGCTGTACCCGTTCGCCTGATGGGCAGCATATGAACTGCACGACTTGCTGCTATAATTGTTGTTAGTAATTGAGATTGCTGGGCTGGGACGCCAGCCTAGAGCCGGTGAGGTGGCGCCTGTGACCGGCGCAAAAGAGGTGGAAAGATGTTCGACTATCTGATGACCTTTGCCGACGAAGCTACCGCGCAAGCCGATCCTGTGGTCGGCCGATATTATTATGTCGATGAAAGCTGGGATTACAGTCGGGTAATGCCCAACGTGGCGGTGACGGTGCATGAAACCGGTCTGCTCTATGACGATAGCTGGTGGATCATGATCGCATCGGATCAACAAAGCGCGGCGCTGCGGGATCATCCCGCGTGCTTTCTGGTTGCTGATCGCAGGACTGGAGGGTTGATCGATTCGAGTCTGCCGATCCCCGAGCTTGCGTTGCTGCGGGTGGCGCCGGTGCCGGCGGGGAGCGATTATCTGTTTGGCGCCCCGCCCTGATGCGCAAGCCGTTCCCTGAACTTGTTGAGGCCGGCCGCCTCGCGGAAGGTTCTTACAGCTCCAGTCCCGGTGATCCGTTCGGGGCGTTTCGGCTTTGCGTGCCCGGCTATTGGGAACCGCTGGTCATTATCGCCAACGATGCCTGTCGTGATTCGGAATGGTGGGAACACGTATCCGCCTCGCACCGGGACCGCACGCCGACATGGGAAGAGATGGTTTGGTTGAAGGACCAGTTCTGGAATGACGACGAGGTCGTGGTGCAGTTTCATCCGGCCAAGCAGAACTACGTCAACTGGCATTCCTACTGTCTGCATCTGTGGCGGCCGACGCGGCACAAGGACAAGCTGTCGCTGCCGCCGCCGGTGCTGGTCGGACCGCTGATGGGGAGAAGGCATGACCGAGAACATTACCAAGCTGAGTGAGTATTCCCGTCTTGATCTGGTGAGCAGTCGGCGCAAGGAAATCAAGGAACGTATGGCGGCCATCCAGCAGCAGCAGACGGCTTTAACGCAAGAACACAATGCCATGTGGCATGAAGATCAGGAATTGGCGCGGGCAGAGGTAACTATCAAAAAGCTGATGGCGCAGAGGAATCATGAAATTCCACAAGGTTGAACAATACTCCGACGAATGGTGGCGGGTGCGGATGGGTATCCCGACCGCCAGCAACTTTCATTTGCTGATGACGCCGGGCGGCAAGGTCACCGCGCCCGACAACAAGGAACGCCGCAAGTATCTCTATCGGCTGGTGGCAGAGCGCATCTTGGAAGAACCGATGCCGCCGCGCTTCGAGGGCAACGAATACACCGAGCGCGGCAAGGACATGGAGGCGTCGGCGGCCCAGGTGTTGTCCGACCGGGTCGGAACGGAGTTGCTTTCGGGCGGGTTCATGACGGCTGCGGATGGCCGCTATGGCTGCTCAATGGATCGGCTGATGCCCGGCCGGCACGAGGCGGCTGAGATCAAAGCCCCGGCCGCCTGGACGCATATCGCGTACTTGGTCGATGGACCGGGTGATCGCTATCGGCCGCAAGTCCAGGGCCAGCTCATGATCAGCGGATTTTCGCTGTTGCATTTCTGGAGCTGGCATCCGCGCTTTGCCCCGGTGCATATCTTCACCAAGCCTGACGAGCGCTACCAAGCCCGCTTGCGCAGCGAGCTGGATTTGTTTTGCGATGAGCTGGATAGCGTCGAGCGCTGGGTGCGCCGGCAGGGCAATGTCGCCGAGGTGGTGCAGATGGCGGGTGAGGCGGAATACGATCAGGCCATGGCGCGTGAGCACGGCCCAGACTTCAATCGCGAAAGGTAAGGCCCCGCTATGTGGTTTGTGATGGATATGGACGGAAAGACGTTCGGCCCATTCAAGACTGCGGATGAGGCAGGTAGTTGGGCGCTCGCGAAAATAGGAACACACTTCGCTATCAGGTTTATGCAGCCCCCAAGCGCAATGTAAAAGGCCCCCAAATGTCTCATTGGATGCCGGCCTCCACGATTCGCGCCTTGGGTGGCGATATTGACGCCTCGTACAACGAGCTGCGCGCCGAGTACCACGCGCTGCGCGCCGAGAACCAACGGCTGATCCGGGAACGCGATACGTGGCGCAACATCGCTCACTGTGGCTGGCGGCTAGATTGCGAGAGGCCGAGTGGTTGACCCGATCCTACTCGTCATCGGCGCTATCGGCGCCCTGTGGCTGGCGGTCGGAGTCGTCTGCCTGATCAGGCTGGCCGGGAGGCGGTAATGGGATGCTGCGCTCAGTGTGGAAAGGATATTTCGCTCAAACGGCGAGGAGCTGAGTTCTGCTCCGACCGTTGTAGGAAGCGCCGGGAACGGGGCGCGGACCCCCAAATTATCGCGGACAAACCGGAACAGCCTACTGTGAGACCCCAATGGGGTGCTTTCCGCGCTGTTGCCGGCCCTACGCTGTCTCCAGGCGTCTTCCATGCCGCGACTATCTCGGATCGCGATCCGAAAACAGAGCGTAGTGCTTGGGGGGAGTCCGAAGACCGGAACCGAAAGATGCTCCCATGATCCGTGTCATCATCACAGGCTCGGCCCGCGAGGGCCGCTTCCCGTTCCGGGTCGAGACGGAAGATACCCGGCTGGCGCACCCGGTTACCGGGTTGTCGGCTGTGCCCCTGATCGATGCCTGCAAGATGCTGATCAACATGGGTGCCGCCAACCGCAATTCGCCGATTGCCCTGTTTGAGGATGATGATCGCGAGGAGTGGATCGAGCACACTCAGGTCGGCTTTGCCATTCACCCAATCGAGTATCGGGTTAGCGCCGAGCCGACAGCCACACCATCGGCAGCACCACCACCACCGCGTAAATCGCTAGAGCCCCGAGGCGGTAAGGGTCGGGCTGCGTCAGCGCCAGATACGCCAACGCGATCGCACCGCAAACGGAAACCAGCAGGATCAGGCGGACGGCCAGGACGGCGGTGACGACGTTCAGCGCCCCGAGCAATCCGGCTTTCCAGGCGGCGCGGTGAATATACTCTTGCGGTAGATTATTCTGCGGCGTCGCGGTCGTCGTCGTCGCGGTCGGGGTTGTCGGGGTCGTCGTCGTCCCCGAGGATATCATCGATTGCAGGCTCGGATTCATCGGCGAGGGCGAGGGTTCCGGCAATCTTTTTTCGCCCACGAGCGTCATTGGCTTTGAACGCGGCGGCATATTTTCGGACGGAGCTTCCTGTGCCGGGGTCACTGAGCTTCTCTTTCCGCAATGTGGTGAAGATCACCTGTATCCTACCGATGGCGATCAGTGCCGCAACACGTTCCTTGAGAGTGATGTTGGGGCCATGCTCCAGCTCATGGAGAATTTCTGACACTTGATTGTAGAGTCGGACGTTGACGTTCAGTGGATCAAGGTTGTTCGGCATTGGCTTCTCCAAAATTGCGTGCTGCGCCGGCAGTTGCCGCTCCGGTCAGTGCCGGAACCTTGGTGCCAGCCTTGATAGCTGCGCGGGCTGGCCAAGCTGCCATGTTGTGAACGGCATGACCGAGCGGCCCCATATAGGCGCCACCCAGGCCGAGCGTATAGGCCACGCGCGGGTCGAGCCCTTCCTGTTGCAAGAGCCAGCCGGTGCCGGCCCCGACGCCCGCTCGGGTGACATGACCAGCAAGTCCACTGAGTGGTCGTGATAGGGCACCAAGGCCAAACGGCAGCGCGCCTGATCCGATGGCGCCAGAGACAGCTCCGCGTTGGCGGTCCTCGGGGTCCTCCTGCGCGGCGCCGATTGTCGCGCCCATGGCCGCGCGCTCGACCACATCGCCCAGAGTCGAGCCAATGCCGCCCAGCTTGGTCTGCAAAGCCCTGCGTGCCGCATAGGCTGGATTGGCAGCAAACTTACCGGAGGCTTGACGGATGGCGGGAGCGACGCGCGGCAACAGGCTGGTCAGCCCTCGGCCGGCGGCCTCGCCGACTTTGCCGACGATGCCGGGGCCGGGAATGAACCAAGGCGCGACTTCGCCGGTAACCTGCCCGGCGCTCTGTGCCCAGGACTCGCTTGGTGCGTCGGTGAATTCCTTGAGTTCGCTTTTGGCCTGCTCGCGCGCCTTGACTGCGCGCTCGGGCAAGCCGGGCAGATTGCCTCCTGGTAGCACCTCGCCTAGACCGGCCACGGTGCTACCGAGCTTTTGTGCAACGCCTTTGCCAAAACCCAACGCTTGGCGCCCGGCCCATTGCAGCGTGCTTTCTTGTGGCTCAGCCGCTTCTTTGCTGGCGGGTTTTTCGGCCGCGCCTTTGGCGGCATCGGGAAACCATTTCAGAATCTGAGCCTTGATTTGCTCACGCGGCATGTCGTTGGGGAATTCGACCAAATCGCCGTTGGGCATCTTGACGACGGGCATTAGCGCAAGAACTCCTCAAAGTTTACCGGGCCATCGCCGGTGCTGCCGCCGCTCGCACTGCCACCGCCGGGAGAGTAGTCGCTGGATTTACGCACCTTGCCGCCACTCGGCGTGGCTGGTGCGGCCGGCGCAGCTCGCCCGCCATAGAGCGCGGGCGGCGGGTCCTGGCCCGGATGCTGCATCATCCAGCTTACCAGACTTGCGGTTCCGGCATTGGCTGCGGTGGTCGCGCCAAGCGCATCGCTGCTGCCGCCGCCGCGCCCCTCTGCGGCATAGGCTCTAAACATCTTATCCAGCGGTCCGCCTTCTCCGGGTTTATCTGGTCTCGATGGATCGCGGCCGGTGCCCGCCTTGAATCGCATTTCTTGGTATTCCATGCGCTGTTTTAGTTTATCGATCTTGTCACGCGCGTCGCCAATGACGCGATCAACATCGAGCGTTTTCCAGTTCATCCTTTCTTTCTGTTCCTCGCGTCCGGTCACGGTTGGTTTGCCGCCCGTTAATGCGCGCTCGTATTCGGAGCCGGCTGTGTCCATGCTGTTGTCCAGTCGGGCAAACAAATCCTGTTCTTCTGGTGTCAGACCGAGGTGTGCGCCCATGAACTTGAATCCACCAAAGCGTTCCTGTCCATATAGCTTTAATTGATTTATGAACCCCTTGCCGTGTTTGGCCTCAAATTCCTTCAATTGTTTTAGATCATCGATGTAGGAGTACAGATGGCCGTATGCCGTGCCAATCGAGGTCATGTTGCGGCCATCTTGGCCGGAGGAAAAATCTTTTAGTGTACCGGCGCGATACATGAAGGCGTTCATGTCAAGCTGTGGATCGGCCTTGTGAGCCAGCCCGTAAAGGTAGGTCCACGGAGGCTTGGCCAGATTGGCGTAACGCGGCGGCGCCATGGTGCCATCAACAAATCCTTTGACGTGACTGGCCAGCGTCGGGCTGACGCGATTAACGGCGGCAATGACGTCGTCGGCGGTTTTCAAATCCTTCCTGTTGATGATGTCAGTGAGGTTGCCCTCGATTTCCTTGCTGCGTGCATCAATGACGCCGAGCGCATTCTTGCTCTTTGTCTTAGGCTGGATGCCGCCGATCAGGTCGAGCGCGGCTTGATCAATGATTTTGCGATTGAGGTTCGGGTATTGCATCGAAGCGTTGTCGAGCACCCGCGATTTTCCGTAATCGTAGGATCGCTGATCGTCTGGTCTCGCCGCCGGTTGCGGCTCGGCTTGGGCGACTTGGCCGATCCCCGGTTCCGGGGCATCGCTGGCAATATCGCCGCGCCCAGCGACTTGCACACCCCTGCTCGGCGCAGCTTGCGATTGCTTTTGCGCAGCTCCAGGAGGCGCCTCCTGTTTTGTCGGGTCCCAATCGTCCGGTAGAGATTGCGGGCTGGTGTCTTGCAGCGGATCGGCTTCTGGCTGGCCTTGCGCGGCGGGTGCGGCTCCCGTTTCCGGCGCGGTTACCGGTGCGCTGCCGACGCCGCTTTCTTCGCCCGCGCCACCCACTTCGCCCAATCCGCCCCGGCCGCTTTGGGCGTCGGGTCCGCCGCCGAGATATGGATCGTATTCTCGATCTTCTTTTTTCTTCTTGTCCGCCTTGGCGGCGGTTTCAGCATTCCAGATGTCCTGATTTTTTGCATTCTCCCAATTCAAATAGGAAAACACCCCAGGTATACCGTACTTGTTGAGGTAGGCGTCGAGGTTCTGATGATGGTATTTGATGTTCAGGTCACGGATTTTTTGGTTTGCGTCCTCGATCTCCTCCGGTGTGTTCTGACCATCATGCAATTTTTTCTGCAATTCCATTTCTTGTCTGACTTCATCGTAATCCTTGAGCATGACTTGCTGATTGGTTCGCGCTTGCGTGAGCGAGTCAATCATTCGGTCGCGTTGTATTTCGATATTTTCACGCTGTTCAAGCATGGCCTGTCGGCGCTCGGCCAGACCGCCCAGCATTTGATTGCGATAGTGTGAGGAAAAGGCGTTCTTGCTGTAGAAGTCGAGAAACGGGCCGATGAAGGTCGCAATTTGACTGGCCATGTTGGCCGGAGCGGAAACTGCGGGGGCTGAATTTTGGCCAAGCTGACGTCCAGCAACGGCAATCACGCCGGGGTATTCCCGCATTGACGGCATCGCTGAAGTTTCAAACACGCTGGAGTCGGTTTCGGCCGCTTGCCGGTGTGAGGTATCCTCGCCCCAGCGTCCGCCGGTATTGACCGATGCTGGCACATAGCGCTGCGGAACCTGCGGCGGCTGTGGCGGCAATGGCACGCGCGGTAAGTCGGTTTGCGCATCGCGCGGAGCTGCATCGAGCCGTCCGCCGGTAAAGTTCACGCCCGGAGTTTCGGCGCCGGCAACGCGCCCCATTGGCTGCTGTGCCACCTGAGTGAGCGGCGACGGCGCCGGCTGCGGAAAGTACGGCTGCTGCGGCGGCGGGGCCTGTTGCTGCGAGTCAAAATCGGTGTTCGACATGACTATTGCCCGCTCATGGTTTGCTGCGCCCACTGCCGGGCGAGCTGGTTCAGCAACGGCTCAAGATCGTTCGATCCAGCCTGTGCCGCCATCAGCGTGGCGCGGTCGGGAGATTGTCTGCCGGCCATCCAGTTGGCCGCGTTTTGCAGCGACGTTCCCGAGGTCGAGGCGTCCATCGGGATTGCGCCGGTTTGCTGTTCGACGTTGGTCGAGCGGCGCCAGTCCTGCCAGGGAACGCCGCCCGGGGCCATTTTGGCTTGTGCGTTAACGACGTCCTCGAAGTTGCTAAGGTCGGCTTGACCGGACGCGCGCTGCGCGAGCTGTTCGTTCATGGTCGGTAGTCGGTCGCCCGGGCGCAGATTTTCGCGGAACCACTGGTCGCCGCCCATTGGCCGCCCGTCATAGCCGAGAGTGCCGCGCCGATACTGATGCGTTGCGACCATGCCGCGCTCGCCGGCGCGGGGATTGTCGGAAGCGTTGCCGGTCATTGGTCCCCAGCCAACATCGGACAGATTGCTGCCCTGCTTCATGACCGGGTCCCAGACTTCGCGCTTGTAGGCGGCAAATGCCGCTGGATTGACCCGCTGTCCGCCATAGTACGGATAGTAACCATGGCGTCCGCGCGTTGGCCCGTTCACGGTTTGCAGCGCTTCGGTCACGCTCCTGGGCGCCGGGGCGCCATTCGGATAGCGGCCGTTGCCCTGAATGCCGTACAGCGCGCGATTGCGCGCGGTTTCCAATTGAATGATCTGGGCGCGGCGATTTTTCGGGCCTACGCCGACTTCCTGCGAGATCATCTGCGCGGATTGATAGGCCAATTGATCGTTGTTGGCTTCGTTTCTGAGCGGCGAAATGTTGACGTTGGGCTGCGATGGCCGCATCGGCGGCGCTTGCGATCCGCGCGCCCGGATTTCGTGGCTGGCAACAGGCCCGACGCCCTGGCCAGGAGTGCCCTGACCGGGCACGCCAGTCGTGTACGAAGCCTGTTGCGTGGCTGGCGTCTGCGCTGGTGGCGTCCCTACTGGTGCCGTCCCGACTGGCGCAGCTCCCGCCTGTGCGGCGGCGCCAGGGTCCTGAGCGGTCTGTTCAGCCTGGGCCGCCTGTGCCTCCTGGCCCGGTGGAGTTGGCGGCTGCGGCGCGGGCGGCTGCTGGGGTTGGGGCGACCCTGGAACAGCAGCCTGTGCCGGCGGTTCACCCGCGCCGTAGCCATAACCGCGTGCGCCGCCTTGCGAACCATAATTCTGCGGTTCATAGGCGCTACCGACTTGATTGGTGAGCCCTTGCAGGTCCTGGGCGAAGGCGGCCGGCCCCTTGGTCAGGAGGTCGGCAATGGCTTGGATTGGATTAAACCCCGCGCTGGCGCGTGCTGGCGCCCCGCCGGGAGTTTGCTTTGCCACATTTTTGAGAAAGCGGCCGGCAGCTTGTAGAGGGTTTTGTTGTTTTTGTTGATTTTGCTGTTGCTGATCGGTGTTGACCGAGGACGCGCCGATGGCACCTTGACCGCCTCCCTGTTCCTGCGCTGCCTGGGCAAGATCGGCGTCGGTCGCCTCGGGTGGGCGATAGCCGGCAGCGATCTCGGCCTGTGGGGTTAGCCCGGTCGAGGTTTCCGGCGAAATGCCGGTATTGGCATCGGCCGCAGCTAATGGTGTCTGCGCCGTTAGCTGACCTAGGGGTGTCGTCCCCGGTGGTAGATCGGGCACTGGTGGTGTTGGCGGTCCGCCACCAACGCCAAGATTCGCGGGGCTGGTCCAGTTCATGCCGCCGCCCGGGAGCTGATCTTGGGTTTTGGTGAAGGTCGGAGACTGTTGCTGGTCCGCCGGCTGTTGCCGGCCCTGCCCGGTCGGATCGCCAGCGGTTACTGCGGCCTGAGCGCCGACCAGCGGATCGGTGAAAACACTGTTGGGGGCGTTTGCCGGGGTTGCAGCGTTGGGATCAAACCCGCCACCCGCACCGCCGCCGCCGCTTGGTTGCGATCCGGCGAGCGACGAAAGCCCGCCGCCGAGGGCGCCGAAGATGTCAGGCAAACCGCCGCCAGCCATGTGTCACCTATTTGCCCAGATGGCCAAGGTTGCCGATGACGTTGCCCGGAGCTTTGTTGGCGCCGAGCGGACCGCTCTGGAGAGCTTGGTTTTGCAATTGGCCGCCGACAGCCGCGAATTGCCCGGGAATGCCGCCGGTCACGCTCGGCAGTGCGCCGAGGTCCATCGCTTCTGCTGATCCCATTGGAGCTGCGGCGCCGCCCGCTGCGCCCGGACCACCAAGTCCGAGCTGATTGTAGCGGTTCGCCATCATTTCCGTGCTCTGCCCGGCCGCTTGGCCGATTCCGGCCGTCGCTGCCGGGGGCACGAATCCCGGGGCGCCCGGAGAACCGAATGGACCGCCGAGAAAATTGGAGATGCCGCCGGCCATTTAGCCGCCTCCTCCACTGCTTCCGCCGCCGCTGCTGCCGCCCTTGCCGAGAATGCTGCCAAGGCCGCCGGCAAAGTTGGAAAACGAGGAGTTGAGAAAGTTTGCCTGCGCGGCCGTGTCGGCAATCGATGCGTTACCCTGGTTCTGGGCAAACCCGGCCAGCGGTCCGGTGGCGCCTTGGGTGGCGTTGGTGCTCATTCCCATGCCGTTGGCGAAGTTAGCGGCGTTCTGCACCTCGCCTTCGCCCATGGTGTACTGGTTCAAGGCCGTTTGCGGTCCGGTTGCGGGAATGCCGCCCTGCGTAAGCAGTCCGCCGATGTTGTTGCTCATGCCGGCACTCCCTATTGATGGACGATAAAGCCGAAGTCGTGCCACCCGAGCAGAAACAGCAGAATGAATATCAGCAAATCTCCCGCCCACGGATAGCGGCCCATGATTGGAGAGGTCCGCGAGACAACGCCGAACACCAGCCAGATTAGCATCAGCACCCAGAAGATCGTTCCGATTGTCATGGCGCGACTCCCTGTAATTTTATGCTGAAGCGCGGTGACAGCTCGTGCGCGCCCAGCCGTTTGGCCATTGGCGCGAGATCATAGACCGTATCGGAGGCCAGCAGCCAGTGCTTGCAGCCGCGCTGCCGTGCCCATTCGACTGAAGCGCGCAACAGTTTCACGGTTTCCCACATCGCCCCGTCGTCGGCGCACACGCAGATGATGTTGCAGTCAAACTGCGATGGTAGCCATGGCAGAGTCGAGAGCATGGCGATCAGAAACGAGTTGGCCAGCCTGACCGGGTAGAACATCATTGGATTCTTCAGAACAATATTCCTGAACCACCCCTCGGTGGTCATGCTGTCGAAGCCCACATCGTACTTTTTTTTAAAAAGAAAATGCAGCCATGGTAAATCATTTTCGCTTAACAGCCACGGTTCAAGCAAAACCGTGTCGGCTTCCATTGTTGTTGTTACAACAGGTTTGAACCCTACGGGATTTGATTGTTCCTGAAGTGCTCTTGATGATTGACGAAGGTCCACCACGCTAAACTCGCTGGTTCGATGAGGTTGCTGTCTGCCATGTTTTGATTGAGCGGTACGCCAAACAGAGCAAGATTGAAATCATCGTGGCCGTTCTGATGATCGAAGTGCCAGTAGCCGGCGCGCACTGTCGAGTCGCTGACGGTTGCCGGATCGAGTAGGCGCGGCTTGCTGCCCGAGCCCAGCACGTCGGTGAAGTCACGATGTAGCTGGTCGTGATCGAAGGCAAAGGCGATTGCTGCCCGCTGGTCTGTGGGCATGACCAGGAGTGAGGCGATGGCCACCTACTCCTCCTTGCGACGATTGCTGCCTCTCAGCTCGCGCGAAACAAGGGGGGAGGGTTCCGCTGCGCCTTGCCGGTCGAGCGGAGTGCCGATGATATCGATTCGACGCGGCGTCACCCGGTCCATGCCGAAGTCGGAATTATTGCCGCCGCGCAATGCGCCGGTGGGGCCGGCGCCGGGAGCGGTGCCCATACGCAAAGGCCCGGCGACTGAGAGATCGGATTTCGCAATCGTATCTGGATTGGCGAAGAATGCGGTCGGAGACCGCCGCTCGGTTCCGTCCTCCCGGGTTCGTGGCCACGGCGCTTGGGTTTCCTTGGTCATGCTGCGATCTCCACATGGCGAACCGGGAGGCTCGCCGCCCGCAATGCGGAAATCACCTCCTCGGGGTTGTGACAAACGTAAGTCATAACCCCGGCTCCCCGCAACAGCAGGATGCGCTGGCGCTGGACTTTGGAGAGCGCGCCGCCGGGAGCTTTCAGCTCCAGCATGGTGCAGCGGCCATTGAAGAAGATTTGGATATCGGGGAATCCGGCTTTCAATCCAGCCCCGTAGAGCCGGCCGGCGGTTGCCTTCGGGAGCTTGCCCCAGCCGGCCGGGAACGTCGTCCACAATGCCGGCGGCAGCAGCATCCAGTCGAGCAAATCGGCCACAGTCTTGTGGAGCTGAGATTCAGTGACCTTGAGCTGCGTCACCGCCGGGCTCGCCGCACCGGGCCAGTACGCGCTCCGGGTCGAGGTGATCGCCCAGAGCGCTTACCGGTCAACCGAGTACGGCTCCAGTCACTCGGCCAAGCTCCGTCAGTCCATGGCTGTCTTGAAACCGGACCGGTACGGCCCGGTGATTTGCGTGAGCGAGCCATTTTAGCGGCGTCCTAAGCGGCGCCTACCTCTGCGAGCCATTGTCATCTCCCGCTGCGTCGCGAACGCCGATAGCGCTGTCCGCCGCCGTGCGGACTACACGCGCGGGTCTCGCGAGCGCGAAATCCGGGGGTGTTATGCCCGGTTCGTGGAGTGCGGGTTGGAAAACGGCCAGCAGGATCGACGCGAGAGCGCGGCCCAAGGTCAGTGCCTTTTGCCACTACATCCTCCTGCCTTTGCGGTAGCTGAATAAACGCGGGCGCCATGATGGCGTCCGCCATTTCTTTACCTTGAGGGTTCTGCGCAAGTTGGCAGTATTGCGCGCCCCGTACTTCGGCATCTAGTGGCGCTTGTTTTTGCGCGCACGAATGCGCTTGGCCCTGCGAGTCATTTTCAGGGCCTTTGAGCGCTTACGGCGCATCTACCTGCGTCCGCGACGATGCTTGCGGCGGCGGCGATTGGCTGTGAGTTCGTGATTGTCGAGGGCGTCCATTTAGTTGCCTCCTGATAAGGGCAATGTGCGTTTTATAGCACCACCCGGATGAGAGCCGGTGCAGGATGATCCAACGAAACGCCATCGGTCGTCAAGCGCCCCACAGAGTACGGTCCTCGACCATGACATGAAGGCGCTCGATGGTGAAATCCGGCGACAGCGATTGCATATCGACGGCGCCGGCAATGCCGGAAGCTTGCAGCGCGAACGGTTGCGTTGCGGTCGGGCGCGGCGTGTTGCTGACTCCAGTTCCCAGCACCGGCCCCGGAGTCAGATTGAATGATATTTCCTGGGTGCCGTTGGGAATGCCGCCGCCGATGGTGGAAAATCCGCCGACGAAATTAACGCCGGTGCCGATGTTGTCGGCAAAATCCAGAAACAGCCGTTTCCAGCTCTTGATCGTGAGTTGCGCGATCCCCTGACCGCGAATGTATTTGGTGGAGAGGATTTTCAGTAGATCGGGGTCGGGTTGAGCAAATAGTTGATACAGGCTGGTGCCATCGGTTCCGTAGGGCCTGATTATGCTGTCCTGTTCATAGGAACCGATGTTGGTCAGCTCGAAAATGCCGGCCGGCCCTTGGGTGGCGATTGACCAGAATTCGCCGCCCTGGCGCGGGTGCCACATCAGCAGAAGATTGCGCGTCAATCCATAAATATCGTTGAAGCGTCCGTTGCACAGCAGTACGCGAAACCCGAATATGGTTGCTTCCGCCATGGTCGGGTAATAGCCGCTGGTGTCGAGAGTGACGTAAATATTGGTCACCTTCTGACCGATTTCGCGGGTCTCGCCACCGCGCAGCTCGAAGATGCCGGCGCCGTTGAACATCTGCATGTAGCGGCCGACCCGACCAACCGGGCGCGGGAACCGGGAACCGACTTGCGGATCGACGTTGGTGTAAGCAAGGTTGGTGGTGAACGGACTTTCTGGAGTGCCGGACCCGCTCAGCACTACATTGTTGATAAGATCGATTGAGCTGTCGCCGAATACAAACAGATAGCCGGCGCTGGCCGCCAAATCCATGTAGCTGTAGGTCAGCCGGTCGCCGAAATAGCCGAATGAGCCGCCGCCGTCAGTGGTGGAAAAGTCGGCGCCGTTGGAAGGCGCGGAAAACGAAATCACGTCCTTGCCGGCGACAAACAGGCGCGAGTTGTAGACCTCCATCGCATAGATTCCGGGTAATTCGGTCGGCATGAAAAATGGCACGCCCGGGGATTGCTCCAGGCCATCGGTCAGCCAATCCGGCGCCGGATCGCCCGGTGCGGAAAGGATCGAACCGTCCCAGGCGAACAGTCCGAGTGGAGAACCGAACAAGACTCCGCCGCCCTGGCCCGACACGGCGCCGACAAAGCGCGGGCGCCAGACTTTGGCGCTGGCCCAATATTGCGGAGCGATTGGTTCCCAGACGATGGTGCCGGCGCCGCCGACATGAACGACAGCGCTGGTATCGAGGTCTACCTGATCAATGGTTCCGTCGCTTAGGAACATCCAGCCATAGGCGCCGGGGGGCGGGGCGCTGAACTGAGGCGTAGTATCGCCGATAAAGCCGAAAAATATACGCAAGATCGTCACGCCGGTGGGCGCGGTATAGATTGGCAGGCCACGGCCCCAGCAGGAACGCAAATTCCCGGGGCCAATCGCGAATAGATTTTCGTTCCACCATTGCTCGTCGTCGCCTATCGCGCCGCGCCCCGCTTGTTGATTGAGCCCGGCGATCCAATTTTCCCAAGTGTGCAGCTCTGGTGGATTCGCGCTTTGGATGGCCATGTCTTCAAGCCGACCGGAGCGTGGCCCCGTAAGCCGTTTGGATCATTTGCGGACACACGACCGAGGCGCATAGCGGCAACTCGGTTGCGAACATGACCGCCATTGCCTGCGCGTCTTCGCGGCGCTGCTGTTGCAGCAAGGCGAGTGTTGCCGCCCAATAGCTCACCGCATCGCGCCACGGAAAAGGAATCGGGTCCACGTCGTCGTCGGTCAACAGCGGCTGCGGAACGATGGTGAGATCAACCTCCATCGGCAGCGCTTGTGTTGGCACCGGCGCCAGATAGATCGATCCGGTTGGCCCTTCACCATACTGCGAGTACCAGCCGGGCTCGCTGATGGTGCCCATGAAGGTGCCGCCGTAGATGCGAAAGCGGGCTTGGAAATCGGTCCAGACAACCCGCCGCCACATCGGCTTCCAACTGCCGCCGACGATGCTGGCACTGAGATAATTGCCGGCGCCGTCGTAATTGACCTTCCATTTTCCGCCGATGCCGACCGACACTGACCGGCAGGAGAGAACGGATTCCGCTTGCGGCATGACGAGCTGCGCCAGCGCGTCCCAACTGCGGAATGTGTAGATTTCCTGATTGGGGATGGTTGTGACGCCGGGCGGAATGACCCGCAGACAGCCCGACACGGCGGCGATCCGGCGACGGGCGCGATTGATGTAGTTGGCCAGGGTCGGAAAGGTGAAAAACTGCCCTTGGTTGTCGTTGAGCAGGTTCTGCACCTCGTTAACGTAATTGGCCAACATGCCGCATTATGCCCGACGCTGGCGGCGATGTCTTCTCGCGTGCGGAGGTTCGTCCTCGGACTGCTCTGGCGCGGACTCGGTCGCGACCTCGGGCTCGGCGTTCTCGTTGGCCGCCAAGTGCGGCAATCCGGCGCCGGGAGGATTGGGGTAGGTGGGCGGTCCCGGGCCGCTGCCGGAGGGTCCGGGCAGTCCCCAGCCGCCGAGGGCAATTGGTGGGGTGGTCACGGTGCGGGGCGGCAATGTGCTGGTCCATACCCCGCCCGCAAAGGTTGGAATGGCCCAGATGTTGGAAACGACAAAGGTCGGAACCGGGAATGTCGTGCTGAAACGCGGAAGCAGGGCCGCTCCCGTTGGGACGGTTGCGCTGCCGCCGGTGCCATAAACCGGCTGGACGATGCCGGCGACCGAGGGCGGTACGGCGGCCGCCTTAATGGCGGGACCAATCAATCCGCCGCCCGCGCCGATCAGCGGCGGCGGCAGCAGCGGCGTGAACCCTGGGAAGGTCGCCGGATTGGTGCCGGCAATGACCGGCTGGACGATGCCGAGCTTCGAGGGTGGAGCAGTCGCGGACTCTATCGGTGCCCACACCAGCACGTTTTCGGTGCCGAAAACGCGGCCGTTGATCCAGGAAAACAGCGCTGTCGTATCGCACGAGATCGCCAGCGCTAAAGTATGCCCCTCGCCTTGATTGGGGGCGGGGACTTGTGGCGGCGGAATGGGAATGTTTGTGAGATATTGCGGACCGGTATCGTTGAAGTGAAAGCGAGAGATCAGAAACGAAGGCTGGCCGTCCCACGAGCCCCAGATATAATTGTTGCCGGGCGCGGCCTCCGCGCTGATGGTCAGCGACAGTATTGGCCAATCATCGGTGACCCACGAAGCCGTCACGTCACCGTCGTCTTCCGTGACCCAATCAGTAACTCGCAGATTGCTGACCGCATCGAGATTGGCGTCACCCCAGCGAATATAGGAAAACGGGATCGGGGCCAGATCGTTGACGTCATCAGATGAATACTGGCCGTCAGGAATCATTGCTTCAAAATCAAGCACTTTGACGGGTTGTTCGCTGAACAGGGCTTCCGGGTTCCAATTGGCATAGCCGGCAGGAACCGGTCCCTGGAACGGACCAAAGAAGTTTGCTCTGGCGTTGTCACCAACTTGAGTCTCGAATCCGAGCACCAGATAGTAAGGCGGCAACCCGATTGCGGCAAACGAGACTGGCGGTGACCACGCTGAGTTTTGTGAGATACTTCTGAATTGAATTGTTTTTGCGTTCGCATCAAACGCAAGCGCCAGCGTGTCGCCTGGGCCGAAATTAAATGGCGTATTCGCGAGGACTACTGCACCGATGCTGATGTTGGTAGCTGCGTCGAATGCAACGCTGTTGCCGGCCGGGTCCCCGCCAGGGCGGAGGTTGGTCACCATGAATTTGTTGGCGATGCCGATATCCAGATTGCCGGTGAAGGCCGTAGCGGTGACCTCGGCATAGCATTTATGCATTCCCGATTGAGTCGAGAACGCCAGCGCCCAAGGCTGGCCGGTGTTGTACTCACGATAAGCCGTGAGCCGGTCCGGCGACAAAATGATATCGGGACTGGACAGCGGCAGATAGAGAATGCTGTCTTTGACGACTTCACGGTCAGTGAAGGTAGTTTCCCAGGGTTTCACTGTTGGTCCCCATTACCCGCACCTACGGAGCTGGTGCGGCGGGGAACCCAGCCTGACCGCCCGTGATGCCATTCATGATGAATCCGGTCGAAGGCTTGGAGCAGACCAAATTGAGCGCTGTTAGCGATAGTCCGACGCTGGCGATTTGACCTTGCGGGATTGTTGAATACCACCCGGTCCAAGCAAAGTTCGCGTCTTCGTGGATGACCAGAGTGATGTACTTTGAATTGAATCCGATGGCGGTTCCCTGTGGGCAATTGAGGTCAAAGAATATTGGCGTGTCGCCCAGCAGCAAGCCACGGAAACCGGAATTAACCGGGTCATCCTTGCCCCATCGGCTGGAGGGATCGTTGTTGAAACGTTCCACGGTCATGAAGTCGGTCAACAACGTTGTCCAATCTTCAATCGACATGACCACGAAGTCGAGTGCTTCGCCGCCGGAGTGCTTGACCGCCTTGAGCATCGCTGGAATGAATGTGGTGCGGGTCAGGACCGCGCCGGCCGCCGGAATTTTCAGCCCGGCCCAGCTTGGATAGGTGGCGCGCGAGAGGCCGCCGAACACATCTACGGCGGTGCCGTCGTCGTAGGCGTCGAGCAGCCCGAACATCTGCAATACGCTGCCGGCATTGCTGCCGAACAAGGCAAGCGCGAGCGAGTGCAGAGAGCTGTTCTTGAGATCGTTCAGTTTGAGCATCAGCCGGCTGGCGACGGCAATCGCGTCCTGAGTAACGAGCTGTTCCAATCCGAGTGAGCTGACCGGGGTGGCCAGCGCGCACATGTTGAATTCGGCGTTGACGGTGGCAGCAACATCGGTCGGCAGATTGAATTGCCCTGACGGTCCCATCCAGGACGACGTGACGTATTGGCCGGTCTGCACCGGCTGCGTATAGGGCGACACCCCGCCCGATGCGCGAACGGCATTTCTGAGCAGCAGGGACAATAGCGGGTTTTGCCGATACAGCAGAACCACGACCATCTGTGAAAACACGCGCCTTACGGTCGCTTCCAGCTCTAGCCCTATCGGACCGCTTGGGATTAACCCTGTCCCGAGGATCGGCATGACTTATCTCCCGCCTCTCATTTTATCCTGGTCGCGCCGCATGGCGCCCAGGAGTTCATTGCGTGCCCAGCCTTCCGGGTCTTTGGCAATCTCCGCGAAGCCGTCCTGCTTCTGGTGATTCCACAGCCCGTCGCTGTAGTTTGCTTCACTCTGTTTGGGATTTTTACTGGCTTGATAGGAGGCGGCGACCTCGTAGTCGCCAACGCCTTTTTCAACCATGAACTTTTCCAGGTCCTTCATGGCATCGTCTGTGAAGCCGTAATCTTGCTGGACTCTGCTGCGGGTTTGCTGAAAGTGCTTTTCTTGTTCCGCCTCTTTGGCCGCCTTGCGCTCGTTTTCGCGAGCTTTTCTATCTTCATCGATTTTCTGAGTGACCCGCTCCTCGATGTCGTAGTCCGGGATTTGCACTTGCGGGTATTTGCGCTTGATCAGCGCTTTCGCCTCTTTGGCGAGCTGCGGATCATTGTAGATCGATTCAACGAAGTCAGCGACTTGCCGCCGGCCCTGCAAAAAATTGTATTCCTCGTCAGTAACTTCGCGCGGCATGGCAAAACCTAGTTGCTGTTGTTCTTACCGATCACTGATGGCTGCAACGGTACGCCACCTTCCGGCTTTGGAACCACCTTCGGGATCGCACCCCATTCCGAAACTTCGGATTGGGTGTCTACTTGTAGGATGGTGCGCGGCGGGGTCTCGGGAGGAGTGGTGATCGGAGGATCATAGCTTCTGTTCTGGGCCATCTCGGATTCCGCTTTTTGTTGGTGATTAATTACTTCTTGGGCTCTGGTCGCAGCGGCGGTTCCGGCCAAGCATCCGGGTCAACAACAATCCAGCGCCAGCCGTGTTGTGGAAGGTGAGCAAGCACAACAAACTTGCCGCTGATCGAGCCAGGAGGCCGTGGCCAGATTGCGCCGGGTGGAATGGGGCTGTCCGGCGGTAATGGCTGGATCGGATAGCCGGGCATGACCGGCGGCCAGATTTCGGGTGGTGCGTCATCAGGATCGGGCGGCTCAATCTGCGGCGGCTCGCCTTCATCGATACCGTACTCGGGATCAACCGGGTTTCCGCCCCCGCCGCGCTGGCTCACTCTGAGGAATCCTCTGACGAATGGCATAATTATTCTCCGCTACGCACGTTTGTCATATTTATCACGCGCCGGGAAGGGGGGTTGACGGCATTGGCGCCTGGGGCATTGCTCCGGCTGGCCCTTCTTGCCCGCCTTGTCCGCCCTGTTGCTGCTGTCCCATGATCCTGGACAGCATGGCGTTCTTGACCACGTTGCGCAGTAAGTCTTGGAGCTGAGTTTGCTGGACTCCGGCGGTTGGCTGACCTTGCGCCATGTGCTTGCTGAGAGATTGCAGGGCGCGCAATACATCGCGATGCACCGGGGTTCCGGGTTGTAGTCCGGTGAGCGCCGACTGCATCATGCCAAGCGCATTTTGCAGCATGCTCAGGGACGACGCCTGATCTCCCGGACCCGGCGCGCTAGGCTGCGGACCTTGTTGACGCCGCGCCAGACTAGCCAGAACGGGATTGCCTCCACCAGCCGCATTGCCGGGAGTCGGAGGGGCGCCGGGAGGAGTAGCACCAGCCGCACCAGCATCTGCGCTCTGCGGTCCGCCTGCGACTTCATCGCCGTTAGCCATTGCGCACCCCTCGCTAGGAAGGCCGCCCCCGTTTATTTCCAACTCATGGCGGGGGCCGTTTGCAGGGAGTGGCGGGGACGGCCTATTGCGTCAAACTAAACCCAAATCCTGGTGGGTTGCAACTACCCCCCTCCACCAGCCTTGGGTTTGCGCCCTTTCTTGCTCTGGCTGCGGCCTCCGGGGAGGCCGATGACTTCCTTCAGCATTTCCTTCTGTTCCTCGGCCTGCGCTGCCTGGGCTTGGCGCTTCTGCCGCTGATGCAAGCGGGCCAGAAGCAACTCGGCGCCGGGCGGGTGCAGCATGTGGATCAGGTCCTCGCCGTCGATGGCGCCGGCCCGGGCGAGCGCAATGGCGACTTGCCGGTTGTCTTCGGCGAACGCCGGGCTGGCGCTATGGCTGTCCACCTGAACCTGGAAATTGTCGGGCAAGTCCGACAACAGAAAATCAACGCCGCTGTCGGTCGAGTAGACCAGCGCGTCCATGGCCTGCATGATGCGCAGCGAGATGTAGCCGCTCTGGGCTAGTTGCCGTTCGACCCGAGCAGCCTGATCAATGAGTCGTGGAGAGGATGTGCGGACCAGAGTCTGCGCGTGAATTCCGGCGCGAACACCGGGCTCGCCTTGTCCTGACATGATTGGGGAGAAGCCGCCGGCTTCGTCAAACATTGAAAAAATGAAATTGAGTTCGTCCATGTAGCCCGGGGGCGGCGGCTCGACCATTTTCGAGGCTTTGGCGTTTGGGTTGGGATCGTTGATGAACCCGCCTTCGTTGATGATCTTGAAGTACTGTTCCTCGGTGACCGAGGTGAAGCCGGAGAAGACTTGCGGCGCATTGACGTTGCGGTCCCACATGACTTTGATGTCGCGCAGCCGTTTGTTGAGCAAATCTTGCAGCATCTGCACATCGGCGACATAGCTGCGTCCCCAGAAATATCCGGGGGTCACTTGCGGCTGGATTTTGACAAAGCTGGAATGACCGGGAACGCGCGAGAGGTTGCGGCGCGTTCTATCGCCCTCGATGATGATGTCGGGGTAGACAACCTGCATGGTGGTGTAGTCGCCGTCCCGCTCGCGATCCTTGATCCACAGCTCGCAGAATTTGACGGTCGGGGTAATGTGCCGCTGCGGGCGCCAGGGGGTCGGGATCGGGAACACGTTGACGATGCCGCCGGCTTCCGAGTTGGGCATTCCGCCCGGCTCGCCCAGCGGGTTGAGGCCGCCGATGACCATCTGGTGAAAATAGCTTGGCTGTTCTTCGTCCTGCTGTGTCGGTCGCCCCTCGGATATGCGTTTGAGAATTTCCGCGCGTCGGGGGTGCTCCTGCAAGATGGTGCGCAGTCGTGAGATCGTGGGGTAAGTGACGTGGCAGAATGCTTCTTGCTCATCGAGGTCGAGGATTGTTTCCCCGAGGACGCCAAAATTCTGCGGGTGGACGGGGACGACTTTGAAGCCCATCTCGTGCGGGTAGTGCTTGAGCAGGTAACAGCCGTTTACCATGGCCCAGGTCAGCGCTTCGGAAAAGGTGATGTCACTGTCGGTCTGTCGGTAGTCAGCCGTGAGCTTTTCCGAGACGAGCTGCGAGCGCTCCAGTACGCTTTCCGACTCACCGCTGTCGTAGATGATTTGATAGCGAACATCGGTTGGCTGCATCAGGAACCCGGACAGCTTGTCGATGAATGGTTTTGTCTTGTTGTAGATCGCAGCTTGGGCGCTATACGTGCCCGTGTAGTAGTATTGCGAAGCGCGGGTGTAGACCATCGCCCGCTCCTCCACTGAGGCCATGCATTCGTCTATGACCTCCTTAACCCACAGGTCGAGGGTGCCTTCTTTATCTAAAGAGGGAATCTTGAGCACGCCACTCTACCTCACGATGGATTGCGTTCAGGGTCGTCACGATGTTGGGGGAGTCGGGGAGCTTTTCCATGCATTCCCACAGGAACGCTTCGTAGGCCTCCAGCTCCCGGAACGACATTTTGGTCAGATGCGTGGTCGAGGTGAGCTTCGGCCTTCCTGTTTTGTTGCGCCAGACGAACGGCATTACCAGACTCGCATAGCTTTGCGTTTGGAGTTGGCGATCAAGTCGGGCTCGGCCCCGCTCTTGAGATTGCTTTGCAGGATATCGAGGCCGGAACCGAAGTTCAATCGCGTGTGCCGGCCGCTGGCGATGGCTTGCTCAAGAGTGGCCTGAGGAACGCCGGCCCAGGTGCTGGTGGGGAGCGGGGCTGTCTGATCCTTGTAGCGCACCTTGGGCCGGTCGCCTTCCTTGCGCGCGCTGCCCATGTCGGCGACGTGATAGTCATTGGCGGCGATGTCTTCGGCCAGGGCGTGAGCGCGCGCTGATGGTGAGCCGGTAATGGCGACCGGACGAAACTGCTGTTGCATGGCGCGCGCCGCGCATGCTGGGCACTCGGGCGCGGGATCATCACACTGTTCCATGCTCAAGGTGACTTCAATGAAGTGATTGCACTGCTCACAGGCGTAGGTGCGGACGATAGGCATGATCGGCTCCTTATGTGGTCAATCGCATCAGCTCGGCATTGGTCGCGCGGTGATTGAGCCAGATAGCGAATCTTGCGGTCGTCCACCAACCGGTTGCGGTGTTGAACTGTCCCATATCCAGCTCGTCCAGCGCGGTCGGAAATGGCGTTGCGGTCCCGGTACCGATTGCTTGACCATTGAATGAAACGGCTTGATCGCCGGCAGTCGCGGCCTGTATCAGCTTGCCCTGAGCAGTGCCGTTCCCTGGCCAAGTAATTGTTCCACCGGGAACGATGTTGGTGACCGTACCGTTAGGTACAAAAATTCCGCGAGCTACTGTTGCGGCTTTGAAAATGGCAATTCGATTGGCATTGCTCCCGTCACTCATGGTCAGCCAAGTTATGTTCCCGGCCTCGCCGCTTCTTGGCGTTCCAACACCTAATATGGTAATAGCCGAACCAACGGTCATCGGGAGCTGAAATCTGTCGGCGCTGCGGAATACCGATGCAGTTGTTGTTGCAATTGGTGACGAGGCCATGGTGATGCTGGTGTTTGTTATCTCCAATTGATTGAAGTCCACCGCGACTTGATCGCCGGAGGTAGCAACCTGTATTCCAATTGTTGGGTTGGCGAGTGTTTCCTGTATTTGCACGCGCGACCAACTAGTCGAATTGATTTGCGACGCTACATTGGTCCAGGTCGCGCCGCCGTCCATTGTAATTGAGATGGCACCGGTGCCCGCCAGCCGCTTGAGAAAGACGCTGTAGATGTAGGTCGCCGACGCCAGGGTGATTGATTGAAGCACAGTGCAGTTAGCGGCATTCGCGGATATCAGCGATGCGGAGTTGATGACGCCATCAATTCCGATTTGATTCTGAGCTGTGGTGCCAGCCGGATTTTTGACCCAGACGGCATTGAGAAGACCCCGGCATTGCAGTGCGTAGTTGGTTTGTACGACTTGTGTCTGCCACCCGGTATCGGTGATGACCGGCACACCGGCCGGGAATTGCACCCAAGTGCCATTTGCATAATCGCCCCACGCAACAGTGTTGCGAGTCAATGCGGCGTCAATCGCCGCCAGCGAGGTTCCCCAATAGTTTCCGTTGACGAAGTCGGCGTAGACATCGGCGGGGATGCCATCGGCGGTCGGCACGAAGGCCGGCGGTCCACTGCGACGGGTAAGTGCGCTGATGCCGTCTCGGTTGACGCCTCTGATGCCGTCAAACGAATTGGCCCGGGCAAGCGCCGGGTATTGCAGCAACAGGCCGGCAATGAATTTGCGCCTATTGCCAGTCAACATAGAGGGTGTCCCCCGCTGCCACACAAGTGCCGACAATCGGCCCGGTCGGGGCGTGTACCTGATAGCGGCCGTAACTGATTCCCGGCGGCAGCAAGATCGACACCTTGGCGGCAGTGCTCGCCGGCTTGCCGGGGATGGTCACGGCGCTTGCGGTGGTCATGCCGGCGGTGACGAGGCCACTGACTTCGATCCAGCAACTATCGGTGTTGGTGTTGTTGTTCTGGATGGTGAGCGAGCGCATCGCTTGAGTGCCGCTGGAAATTAGCTGGAAGGTGTTGGCGGCAGTGATCGCGATTGATTGATTGAAGGTCGGGAGCTGCGAGACTTGCTGCGCTGCTGCGGGAGTCGCCGCGAGCAGGGCCAGTAAGGCGAGAACCTTGCGCATTTGGGGATTCCTCGGTTTTCAGGGCGTGCCAGGAGGCCCCTCGGGGCCAGCCGGGCCTTCCGGGCCTGTTTCCCCTTGTGGCCCCGCCGGTCCCGCTGGTCCAGCCGGTCCGGCTTCGCCTTGTGCCCCGGCCGGACCAGCCGGTCCTGCCGGGCCAGCCGGCCCCGCTGGTCCAGGCGGTCCAGGAGGGCCGGGTACGGGATCAGCTCCGGCTGTGCCAACGTAGCGCGCGCCGCCGTCCGCCCAGATATTGCCGACTTGATCCACCGCCAGCAGGCTAGTCGATAATCCGCCGACCGGCGCTGATGGCACCTCGGCCAGCTCGGCCGCTTCGTCTTCGTGCTCGTCTTGTTTGACGTGCTTGGGTTTGCGGACCATTAGAACTTCTCCTTTCGGACCTGAGCTTTTTTGTTGATGCCGGCCATGTGCTGTGAGAATGCAAACGAAAGCATGGTGCCGATATTGGCCGGCGGCCGCTCGCCCTTGACCCGGTCCCAGGTGTGATTGCGGGCGACCAGCATCGGCCGGCGCCATTCGATCCAGGCATGATGCGCCAGAACCAGCGCCGACACCAAGTCGTCGTTCTCACCGGTGTCGGGGCCGGCGCCAATCCACCCCTCGTCCTCGATCACTGACTGCATCTGCGCCACCAGCGCCGGGGAGCGTATCTCCACCCGCCGCAGCATCAGGCTGTCGCGCAGCTCGCTGTAGGTCTGGTGCTTGTTGTCGAGGTTCGCTTTCCAGGCGATGACGTTTCCAGCGCCACCAAGAGTGTCGGGACGTTTGTACAGGAACCATCGGACGGCCCCGATCATGTTGAGAATGTTTTCTGATCCCGGCTCGCCCTGGATCATGCCGCGCTCGGCCAGCATGCGCAAGTTGCGGACTTCGGGCAGCACGGCAGCGCCGACCCCGGTCACCTCCAGATTGGCGATGTGATCGCGGTAGGCGCCGGCCAGATGCGCCAGCACCCAGGCGATTTGATAGGTCAGCGGTTTGTTGCTGCGGAATTCGGCGACTTGCACAACGCGATCAGCATAGCAGCGCATGACCTCAATCGCGTGATCGTCGCTATCGCCGCCACCGCCGCCGGAAGGGTCAACACCAATGCAATAAATGCCATTTGGTTCAGGCGGTTCCCAAACCTTGAGCATAGCCTCCTCGCGGTCATTGGTCGCCTCAATCCGGCTTTTCAGGAATTGTTCGTCGAACAGATACTTGTAGCCCTTGTAGGGCGGCCCGGATGGCGTCAGCAGCTCGGAGATTTCCAAGGTCCGTTGTGCCGGGAAGAACCCGCTGCCCGACGCGATGAAGCATTCTCTCTCGTGCCACGGGTAGTGGCGCAGCATGTACTCCTCGTGACGGAATTCGGCCTCCCTTCGCCACCATGCGATTTGCTCCGGTTTGATGATGTGACTGTACTGCTGTTTGACGTAGCGGGCGCGGGTGATTTCCGCCTCGGTCAGCTTGCCGTCGTCCCAATAGATTTTGAAATCAGGGTCCGACTTGGGAATGGCGTAAGTCGGATTGGCCCAGAAACCGATGAAGATAAACTTCATGTGTCGGTCTTGTTTGGCCTGCTGGCAGAAGTTGTAATACCAGTTGAATCCGTTGGCGATTGATTCCCAGACGTACAGCCGGCTTGGATTCTGTCGCGCCAGCGAGGCCTTGAGACTTTCCACCCCGGCCAGCGACTTCCACTGCGCGCATTCGGTCGCGTGCATCATGTTGAGGGCGCGCGAGGCGCCCAGGTCGGGATTGGAGGCAGCGGCCAGCAAGTCGATTACCGACCGATTGGCGAACGCCATGCCGTTGCGGTTGTTCTGAATCAGCTTGTGCTCGGGGGACCGCCATTCCGGGGGCAGGGTTTCGAGCAGGCTCGCAAAAATGCGCCGCAGCCTTTCAAGGTTGTCAGTGCGATCCGCAATGATAGCACCTTGCACTCCAGGATTAGCCAGCGCCCAAAATAGCTCGACAACGCTGCAAACCGTCGTGATGGCGACTTGTCGGCATTTGAGGACGACGAATTCGTGAACACCTTCATTCAAGCCCTTGGCAATGGCGTCGATGATCAGGCGTTGGGAAGGCCAGGGTTCGATCCTGGTCCTTCCGCCTTCTTTGGTGTCGATTTCGACACTGGTTAGGAGATCATAAATCCCCTGTCTTACGGTTGGCACTAGCGTCCCCAAAAGGCACGATGGCCGGCTTGGGTGCCGGGCCATAGCTATCGCCGTCCCGACGCACCCATCGTCCTGACATGTACTCCTTGGAAGCCGCTTCGCGCAATTCGCGATTGGCTTGGATTTTGTGGAGCATTGACGTCGAATCTTCTGTCGCGGTTACCCCGGCCAGTTCCAGAGTGCGCAGCACGTCTTCAATCGCCAAGCCGACTTGGGCCAAGGTTGCGTAGATTTGCGCGAGAATCTTGTCGTCCATTTAGGTCTCCTGTATAGGGGATCATCCCACTTGCACTTGGACTTCACCGCCGGCCTTGGTCGGCGGTTTTTGTTTGCGCCCAGCAACGCTGCGCGTAGTTCAGCAGCGCGCGATAGACTTGGGGTTCCAGCCCTATCCAATGATCCTCGCCAAAGCGCGGCGCGCGCAGCGTGATCATGTAGCCGTCAAACGAGGCATACAGGCCGTCGCCGAGATACTCCTCGGGCTGTTCTTCGATCTTCTCCATTAGTTCTCCTTTCGTTCTAGTTTTGCCTTAATTTTTTTTGGGAATTTTTTTGGATTTTTGGCGCTAGGCCAGCAAATCTTCGGCCGATTGAGTTGAGTTTGTTTGCTTGCGCGCTGCTCGCGCAGCTCGTGCGGCTCGCTCCTCCTCCCGTGCCTTGTCGAGTGCCTTGAGCGTGCGCGTGACGACCTTGACGGATTTGCGGTATCTCGCTTCCGCTCGGATCAGGGTATCGAGCGCCTTGTCACGTCTTGCTGCAAGCTTGGTCACGTCATCGACCGCTTGCCGGTGTCTTTTCTGTACTCGTTCCAGTGCCTTTGTCATGTCTGCTCCTTTGGTTTGTTTGGATGAAGTGGAGCGGCATCGAGGTGTCCCCCCTCGACCCGCCCCTGCCATGTGTTGCCAATCTTGAACGGTACTAATGAAGCAGGGCGAGGATCACCGCAGATTGGCTTTCTGAATACCGACGCACACGGTCCCCGATACGGAGCGCAATCCTGCCCTAGCTTGGGATATTGTCATCCATTTCGACCCGTGGATACGATTTGTTGATCCGTATCATCATTGCGCGCCAGATCGCATCCGATCGGACGTCGTCGCTGCGCAGAAAGAAATCGACCGAGTCGCGCAGAAACGCTGATTGTGCGTCAGGGCTCCATTCCGCCGGCAGCTCCCAACTATCGATGCTGTGCAACAGACACAGCAGGTTGCGAAATTCTCGCTTGTTCATTTTTCTAGCTTCCATTTGTTTCATGGTTGCGGATTTCTGAATAGGGCTTTTTGCTGCATGATGCTTTCAATCATGTCCACAACGCGCCAATCGCAATCGGTATCATGCAGCGCTGCGCCGATTATTCCACCCGCGCATGTTGCCCAAGCCGTTACGCGCGCGTCGCCTTCTGGAAGTTTGTTGATAAGCATGCGCGTAAAGTACCCAACATCACGAATCGTTTGCGAGATGTAGTTCCTGTGCCGTTTTGATATTTTTGATTTTCGGACCTTCATGGGTTTTACTCCGTTTTTCATTTTCTCTCGGCGACCGCACGCCGGCTTGGCTCGCATGCGCAAGTCAGCCGGCGTGATTGTTTCGTGTTTCAGGGTTTCGCTCCATTGGTGTTGACTGCCCATCGACAACCGTTGTCGATCAGGAAGCAGGTTTCGCCGTTCTTGAGCGGGGGCATGCCGATATAGATTTCCCCGTTCTGTACTTTTTCGGGTACCAGAACCAATGCGGCCTCGCCGTATTGACTCTTGTAGTACCAAACTGCGTGCATCATGCTGCGGAAGTAGCTGGTTCCGTAGGTCATCGGTTTAGCGTCCAGGCTTGCCATTGCTTGGGCGCGGCCCCGCCGCACGCCATCCAGGTATCGAGTGCTTTCACATGCTGCGCTAGATCGATTGCTAGATCAGCAAGCAGGATGAAGTTGCCCTGCCTGATTTCCAGTTCACCGACTTGTTCGATTAGCTCGCGAATGACCACGAGCGCTGCGGTAGGGTCCATCAGATGAACCCTCCGCGAATTCGCATCAGCGCTGCTTGCGACACCTCGAAACCGAGGTGTTGGCCGCTGACGGATAGATCGGCTGCGGTATCGCAGACGAAGGGCGGACGGTTTTTGAACGACACGCGCAATCGCGAGATTTTGCTCAACGCGACGTTTTTCGGCTTGTGATGCGGTTTCATGATTGCTCCGATTAGTTGGTTGTGGCGTGATTGCCCAAATGCGGCGCTGTTGCGCCGCATGTAGTCAATCATTCGCCAGCAAAGTCGCGGCAATCATCGATTGCCGCTTGTTCCGTTTCAAACGGTCCTATCGGTTCGCCGTCCGGCAAGCAGCCGGGAAAGCAAAACCAATAATACCAACCCTCCTCCATGGGACCATCGCCCGACGCATTCTCGAATGCGTCTTTTACTGAAACGTAAAACACTTCCGCGTCGGGAAGTGCATGTTCGCTTTGCTCACGCTCCGCGTGACTGTAGAATTGTTTCATGGTTGCTCCGTTAGTAGAAGTTGATGCGGGAATCGTCCGGGTACTTGTGCTGCTGTTCGCCTGTTGTGTCGAACAGGATACCCGGCAATTGTCCGGCCGGGACTTCGTGGTGACACAAGTAGCGAAAGCCCCGGTAGTTGTTGGTTTCCATCAGCAGGGCGCCGACGAACGTATGCAGCATTTGCCGGCCCTCTCTGCTGCCCATGTCAGCACGCATGTACTGGTTTGCCTTGCTGACGACTAACTCCATTGAGCGGCTTCGCTTGCTCATGCTCGCCGCTCCTGACTTTCCAGGAACGACTCGAAACTGCTGATTACTTCGTCAGCATGCGGCTCACCGTTTCTTAGTCCGCTCCGATTGAAGCATTGCCAGCAAGCAAGTAGGCCGCTGTCTTTTGGCCCGTAGCAGAATGGGCAAGTGTACCCGTTCCGCGTTCGCGGGTTGTCTAGCGTATGTGTCATGGTTCGTTGCTCCGAGGTGTTGTTGAGCGGAATTGCTCCAGCGGCGCGGCATTGCTGCCGCGCCCCTAGCGCCTTTCACGCCGCTTGCTTCAGCTCTGCCATTTTGTTGGCCAGTGTGAACAGGGCGCGATTTAGCTTCACGTCCTGGTCAATTCCGTTCACACCACGCGTGGTGGTGCGGCGCGGGCGATTGTTGGCATCGCGGCCAACGGCCGTGAGTCCGCCGCGAATTGCATTCTCCTGCACCACGTTAAACACGTTCCAGAGATTGGGTGCAGTGTCTTCTCGCCGGTGCGGGATCAGCAATTGCTCAGCCTTGATAGGCGTTGCAACGTTGCCTTCTGCATCGGCAAAGCGCAGCGTATGTGCTGCCTCCGCAAAAACTTGCCGTTCCTCACGATTGAGCGTGATTGCTGGCCAGTCTTGCGGCGCCTTGAGGGAATGCTCTGCCGTATCAAGAATACGGTAGGTTCCCTCAATCACTTTGTTGGTCACGTCACCGCTATGGCGAACCTTGAGGCTATCCATATCGTCGGTTTGTGAGACAAGGCTGTTCATGCAAAGAATCTTGAACATGCCGGCCAACAAGTCATAAGCACTTGAACCATCGTTTGCGTTCTTGAGCAGTGTCTCAAAAACGGTATCGCCAACCTGATACTTTTTGTCGTCATCCAGGCGACGAAGGCGCACCATATGCTTGGTGAAGTCTTTACGATCATCAAGCCGAGTGATGCACTGCTTTGCAGCGACCACGCTAAAGCCTTCCCGCTGCAAGCCGCGCAACACTTCAATCGTCGGAATAGGCCGAAACCTATCTGACCGTGAGTGATGCGCTTCCGTAGCGAAAATGCTTGGCGCAAGGCGCCGCATATCGTCTTCACTCAGAGCTGTTGCATGATCGAACCGGGCGGACTGAGCGTAGACGGTGTTTGTACGAGTCATCAACATTGTAAGCACTCCCAAGTTTAAGCGCGGATTGCGCCGCAAGCGCCCATTAGGCGCTTGCGGAGCAATCAATGCGAAAAGAAGGGAGAGTGAAGGTGTTGCCCGTTCTCGGACGTACGCTTGGGATATGCCCCGCGATCCTTCATGTGAGCCCTTGCTGGGCGTCCGTCCGATCGACTCCTCATCTCGACCGTGGATTCAGTCTAGCAGAACTGCTTGATATGTCTAATCACAAGATTGTGAAGTCCATCTGCTTGGCCAAGTGAAAATGCTTGCCCACCTTTCGCGTGGGCAGGAGGCCCCGCATCATAAGTGGGCATCAAGAGATAATGCTTTACATTATAGATAACTATGTCTAATAACTTCCCTCCCCATAACCCACCCCCATAACCCATAACCTAGGTTTGGGCCGGGAGGTTATGGAGGCCCCAGAGAACGT